GGCAGAACAGTAGACGAACTCCTGCACGCAAGGAGACACTTTAAAAGGTGCTCCGGGTACAGGAGGCGAACTAACTCAACAGAAACACGATCACTTGCCTCTTTCAAGTCAAGTGTCGCGTAACGACCAGTTGAAGACCCGAGTAGGGCTCCTAGCTGATTCGTTCGTTGAGAACTGAAACGCACATGCTCCTTTGTTAAGGGGTGTGTTTCGAGGTGACGGACCAGGGCCGATCCTAACCCTTGCTGAATCCATTGATAATCAACAGGTTCACAAGATATTAGTCGGGGCCCGCGCGAGTCCTTGGGCACGAGTACTACCCGTGCTGGCAAGTCCTCTTCCGTAAGAGACGCGAAGTCTCTGTATGTATCACAAACGTGCCCTACAGACGCCATGAAGTAGGCGTCTAAGGGGTAGACGTCAGTGATATTCGCCGAGATATTTGTCCAAAGAAACTTCTCCTGAAGACGTTGCTTAGTAGCAACGGCTCCGGGTCCATGTCTAGGGATGATATCCATCGGGTCAAAACGCTCGAAAAGTGTTTTTAATACTCGTCGAGCGGCGCATGCAAGCTGTAGCCGCAGAAACCTTCGGACAGTCTTTCCATCGTTTTTAACGACAGGAAGGCCACCTGATGGTATTCTATCAGCATCAGCACGAACTTCGGTAACTGCCCCCAACTGCGAGGTATCTCGTAGTTGTGGAGTATGACACTCAGGCCGTCCTGGGTGCCACTCCAGATAATTAGGGAGTTCCGGAGATGACAATAGCTCACGGCTGTCTTCGGACAGCTGCGAACTAACTGGTCCAAGGTCAAGCTCTGTTTTGGTAAACGAAGCGATGACCTCTTCACATTCTTTGTCTTCATAAGGTAACTTGTACTTATATAAAGGGTACAAGATTTGTCTTAATGATCTGACACAGTCTGCCTGGACTTTTTGATCCAGGCTACACGGATACTGAAGGAGCTCGCCATTAGGTGCGAATATTCTACTAAAGAATTCACCAAGAAACCTTGGCAATTCACTGTTATCCATCGTTTTCCAACGATGGTCAGCAGCTGTTAGTGGTTTATTTGCAGAAAGGGCCCTATCAAGGGCCTTGCCTAATGTCGGAAGGGTTTTAGTGAAAAATCCCATTCCTTCAGTCAAGGCTCGACGTTTTATGACATTTACTGTCAGTCGTCGAGCTTTACAGTTGAACACAGCTCCATGTAACGTTTGAACGTCATGTAGGAGTGTGACGATGAGTTTTAATACTACATCTAGGCTCTTAGTGGGGACCATTTTATGGTATCCTCTCCTAGAGCATGCATACACCTACACGATTCTACCGTTAACTATCCTTCATCACTATGTCAATTATCTCGAAGAGACAATTCAACAAAATGATACTGCCTCTGCAAATACCTGCACCCGCCGTTATTTTACGACGGCGAATACAGGCCATTATTGGAGGTAGCACAATTACAGATGCGTTTACCGTTAGACCAACTGTACTGTACAATGACGGGGGGGAGTTAGATGTCGTCGACCATTTAGATGGATACACAAGACCGAATAACATAAGGGGCTGGCTACATTTAGCCAAAGGCTCCTATTTTGTTCCGGACTCGTTCTCCACCTATGCCTTTTTAGGGCAGTCGCACGGCATACTTAATACTCCGTATCCCGAAACATACATCGCTGGTTACGATGTTCAGTAAAGGGTTTGCCCTTACTGAACGCAAGTGTAACATGATGTAAGGACCTAATGGTCCTGAAACAACGACGCGATGAAACCTGCTATTGATAGGAGGACAAACAAAATCCACCTAGCAAAAGAGAAGGTAACTACGTCATTGCCTAGAACACTAGGAAGAACATCGCTTGGCAGCAAATTAGTATTTGCTGTCTGCCCAAATCCAAGTCCTATTACTAGGATCATGAATAGGGCACTCAAGAGGATAGCTTTCACAAGCTGCCGTTGAGTAGCGCCACTGAACCGTTCCCAGTGCCGTCGTAAAGGATCGTAGTACTCGCACCAAGCGAGTAACAAAACGAACCCAATTCGGCGTTCACGTGGGCTGGCTCCGTCTGTGCAAGTAGCGCCCCTACGGGGATAATCGCTACTTGGTAGAAGGAGATAGGTACAATAAGTGAGGTGTCCACAGTCGAGGCGACGAACTTGTCGACTCTGACCACGGAACGCCTTACTGTTTTAATACCTACGCCCGTCTCAACATGTTTAATGGTGAGGCGATGGCGCAACGCGTATGATTCGTTAATTTGAGCGAATTCGCGCGTACGGCCTTCGGTGTCCAGGTGCTGGAATTCAACCTCAGTACCTGCACTGTTCTTTATTTCGTTTGTGTTAAGTGTATTACTTAGCATGCGTTGTTATTGTTTTGTTGCGATGAACTCGGTTATCCGGGGAATTCGTAATTGAATGCCCAAGACTTCCGACGTGTGGGATGCCTACGTCGTGCTAAAACAAGCGCGGCACCTAGACTGAACTCACGTACGTTCAGCCCGCTCGATATTATCGAGCTGGCTTCCGGAATACCAACGGACCGGCGGTAAGCCGATTCATTAGTAGACGGAAGAGGTATCCATGGCGACTTAGAGGTTTCCAGCGTAACGCCGTTTACAAAAGAGGTTATTTGCCTCTGAACGACGATCCGTCTGGACCTCTTTACCGACCATAGATATCTGTGAATGTTAATCTGCGGATCCATGAATCCGATTCGTTGCTTACTAAGCCATTGGCTCACGCCAAAGACCCAATCAACAACGAACGACCAAGGTATTGCGTTCCAGATGATAGCGGGGTTTAAGTTAGCCCCCACCGCATCTAAGAGCGACAATAGTCGAGCATGCTCGACTTGGTATCGAGTATAGTTGTAATTATACTCGATTTCAGCATGGAACGTGGTAGGATCAGAGTAAACAAACCTCTGTGTTTGCAACGAACTCGCTAACTGTAATCCTCCGTTATATAACGGTTGGACAGCAGTAGGCGGGAACTCGTCGCGAACGGTCAAAGGCGACTCTGCCAGCAACTTCCGATAATGGGAGTGTCTGGTCTTACCTGAACGAGTGATGAAGTCGTTTATACGACGTTCAGTTCGTTTCAAGGCGGAATAAATTCCGCTAATGTCAGATAGCAGCGGCAAGACGTTGAAGCTTGCTTGCAGATAGGTATCTGCGGCTGCACGGTTCCATTGACGAAGAGACTTGGTCCAGCCACGATAGGCTAGACGGAATCTTTGTCGCACTTCAGGCAATATCTTAAATGCCGGAAGTGAAGACAGAGTCTTAATGGTGCGTGGAAGGGAACTGAAGTCGCGCAACTCCAGAATAGAGTTGACGATACTCAAGTTCGATTTGATAATAGGCAACATCGATGCTAATGAAGCATCTTTGATTGCTATCAGGTCATCAGGCGGTGGCACGAAGCTACCGTCCGATCCCTCGACATACATAGGGATAAGGTCCTTGTTATAGAGACCACCCTTACCGTACTGAGTTGCGTCGTATCCAAAGAACGGATCCTCTACAACCCCTTGTGCAAGCGTTCCTAAAGAATTAGAAACGTAAGCAGTTGAGGTTAAATAGTTGTATCCGGATGGTACGAAAGAAGAAGAGTCCAGCTTGTAATGCTGGAAGTTCTTCCACTGGGACCGAGGACCTTCCTCGTCGGGCGATACTTCTTCGTAGTACCTGGTGTAACCAGGTATCTCGTAGCCAGTAACGTGTACGACATTAGGAAGGAAACCTTCATACGTTACTAGATCGAAATCTAGTAGGTGTGGAGGAACAACATCGGTTCTAGTCAATTCAGTTGTTTGCATTCACATGGATGCTGAACTTACGTTCAACTTGAGGTGCGACACATTGGG